ATCTATATCATCTAAATTGTGTGTTAGACCCATAAATTCTTGTAAAAAATTAAAGTCTGAACCTATATCTAATATACTTGGATTTTTTTTATCTTTTATAAATTTTTTTATAAATTCATATACATGATTTGCTTTTGATATTTCTTTTTCATTATCTTTAGCAATACAATTACAATCTTTACATATGTCCTTTAATATTTTTTGTTTTTCATCTCTATCATAATAATATTCTTTAAAAAATAAATCTAAATCATTATATTTTATTCTTGGATTTTGATATACAAAACCACAATTTTTACAAACTGAAACTTGAAATTTATGATTTTTTTCTATCCATGATTTCCATTTATAATATTTTTTTGAATTACATACAGGGCATTTTATTTCTGTAAATATCATTTTTATTCTAATATATTTTTTATATGTTTAATAAATATATTTTCTTTATAGAGGCAATTGTATGTTTTTATAGAATGTTGAGAAACTTTATTATAAAAATCTTTATCATAATATAATTTATTCATTAATTTTTTTGCTTCACCTATATTATTAATCAATATAGATAAATCAGGAAATAAATCCGATTGAGTATCAATATCCATATTTCCAATGCAAGGTATGCCAAGATAGGCACAATTTAAACTAAATGTACCAGCAGCAATTGTTGGCATCATGTTTATTGCAAATTTAAATTGGTTTAAATTATATATCCATTGTGTCCAATCTGTATATTGTAAATGAGTTAAGTAAGCCAATGATTCTTCATTTTCTTTTTTTCTTCCCATTGTTGGGCAATATATTCTAATTTCATGATTAACCGTACTATCAATTAATGACCTTGCTATAAGATAAGAATCAAATGCATTATACCATTTACAAAAATTACCATTTATTATAATGTTTTTTCTTTCTACTTGGTCGATATCCTTTATAGTATCTTCAATCATAAGTGAAGGCATAATGAAAACAGATTTATTTATTATGCCTTCATAATACATTTTATCATAATAATTATGACAAAATATAAAATCACAATTCATAATGAAATTATAAAACCATGTTTGATTTTCTATGCTATAATCTTTAAAGTAATCATTTGGCCCCTCTTGGATAAAACAAATTTTATGCGCAACTTGTCTCAATGATATTTCTAAAAAATGTTCTGCTAAATATGTTATAAGTTGTTCATTTTTTGGTAATATTACAAATATATAATCAAATTTATAATCTGAAATATCTGAACCGCCACTCAAAAAATAAGATAATGGTATATGAATAGCATCTAAAGCTATCATCCAAGCAACATCTGTTCTTGCATTTTTGAAATTTCTTGGATATTTTCCTTTGTAATTTACTTCTGATGTAAATGCTATTTTCATGGTGCTATTCCAATTTCCCACCCACCATATTCTTCATCTTGTAAACATTTTTCATAATACTTGTTAATATCAAATCCTAATTTTATTAATGCTTGTTCTATATACCATTGTTTATGCCACCCACCATCCATAAATAGCCCATTAATTAATATATCTTCTATAGTTCTATTAGTATTTAATTTTGATAATTCAAATTTTTTATTCATTTTTCATTGTACTTTATTATATTGGGGCAAGCCTAATCACTTGCTTGGAATTATTGAAGCATTTCTTTGCCACCTCTTCCCAATATTTTTGTTATCTTATTACATTATCTTGTATGACCCATAAGAAACTCTTTTTAACTTACCATTATCAGTTCTTCTTGAAATTGCTGAGGATACTGTGCCCCAGTCATTAATTTCATTTCTTGCTTTCACAAACGGATTCTTTTTTGATTTTGATTTTTTATGCGCTTCAATCATTGACTTTGTTTCATTTGCTTTGTATCCGTTCGCAACAGCGTATGTCTGCATAATTAAATCTTTTCTTTTTAATACAGTACCTTTCTTTTTTGAGGAAAGAACTTTATCCAATGTTTGTGACATGTTGATTTTCTTTGATTTTTTCATTTTTCTCCTTTCAACTAAGATTGATTTTCACTTAGCTCAAGACTTCTTTTGAATCTTGTTCTTTTTTGTTTTCTCTTTGTCTTCTTAAAAGATTTTTTTATTCCTTTAATTTGATTATCTGAGAGGTGCTTTGATAGTTCTACATCATCACATGTTTGTTTATCATTATTTTTCATTTTCATCTCTTATAATATTATAATATATTATTTATTTTTATTATTTAAAAATATAAATTTATATATATAAATATATGTTTATATTAAACTAACGTTGAATAAAATAAATTTTGTTTTGTTTGTCTCAAATAATCCTTTTCATGTATTATGTGATACCCTTCTACTACAGAATATGATTTATATCCAGTTAGTTTTTCATGGACTTTATTAACCCAATATATGTCTTTTTTGTTTTTAAATAATCTACCCTGCAAATCTGGATAATTTATCCTTTTTTTATTATCAATATTCCATCCATACATTGTTATTAATTCAGGATGATTATCTAAATCTACAATTGTATTAATTCTTGGGAATATAAAAAGATCAATAAGCTTATTAAACTCAACAAGATCACCTATTATATCTAATAAATTTTGTTCAAGTCTTTCATCAGCATCTAACATAAATACCCAAGGATTGGTACACTTTGATATCGCAAAATTTCTTTGTTCAGAAAAATCATTATTAAATTTATTTGTAAAAACATTTTCTGTAAATTCATGAGCTATTGATAATGTTGAATCTGTTGATCCACCATCAATGATAACTGTTTCATTAAAATATCCTTTTGTATTTTGCAAAGCTCCTTTTAAATATTTTTCTTCATTAAGCGCTATGATGCATAAAGAGATCATATTTTCTTTATCATTATTGAACGTTACTGGTGTCATTTTTATTATTCTCTAATTTTGGCATTTTTAAATCTGGTAATGCTATCTTTTTTAACTTTGGTAAAATTATATTATGTTGTGTTGGTATTCTATTATAGTAATCTTCAACGACATTGACGATTTGTTCCTCCATTCTTTGCAAAGAAAATTGTGATCTTATAAATTGACCTTGTTTTTTAGCATCTTCAATAGCAGTATCATAATTATTATAAATAAAATTCAAAGCTTTTTGTATATCATCTTCATCAGGTTCTGCCCAATTTGATCCTTCTGGTATTACGCCATTCCATACTACTGATTTTGGTATATTATGTATTGAATGCTTTAATAAATAACTATATCTAACATCAAGAAAATCTAATTGCCCACTCCACCCAGTAGCTATTATTGGTAAATTACATGCCGACGCTTCTGCAATTGGTCTACCATAACCTTCACCATGGGTTAATGTAATAAATCCTTTTATTTGTGGGTGTTTGTATAGATTAGACATTTCTTTATCAGATAAATCACCATGGATCAAATATATTGGCGGTGAATTTTCTTCTTTTATGTCTTCATTTCTTCTTATTTCTTCTATTCTTCTTTCAATAGAGTATTTGTCAAATATGGAATTAGAACCAATCGCCGTTTTAATTATTAATCCAACTTTTTTATTGTATAGAAATGTTTTATTGAACATTCTTATTAATTTTGCAACATTTTTTCTATCTTCATTCATTCCGCCATTTAGCCAGTGCCCGACAAATAAAAAGTTAAAATCAGTTTCAAATTTTAATTCTTCATTTGTTTCCTGATTATATAATTTTTCATATGGGTTATCATTATATATTTCAGTGTCAACACCTTCAAATACAATTTCTATAGGTCTTCTTAATACCTCTTGGCCAACAACATTTTGTTTTTGTGGATCAGAATACATCGTATATGAAGTTTTTTCAAATATTAATTTAGAGTGTTTAGAAGGGACAATATTTAAATCCATTTGATTTGCTTTTTGTAACCATTCTATTGCAACTCTATCAACTTCTACTCCTGCTGTTATTCCACAATTAAGTCTTGCTGATCTTCTTTCATATTCATTAGGCACAGAAACAGTTATAAAAACGTCTATAGTATCAAATGGTGTTTTATGAATGCATTCTTTTATTCTATTATTTCTTTCGTTATCTTCATCTAATGCTGTTAATGGTAATGAACCCCATCCTATTGGTTCTATGAAAACATCAAATTTATCAGACTTTATAAATGAATATGCAATATCTCTTGCATGACTACCATATCCAGACAAACTTGCAACTGGTGCTCTTAGCACTAATTTTATTTTATCACTCATTGATTATCCTTTTATAATTTCATCCATTATTTTAACATTTTTTATATTTTTTATATTATACGTTCTATAACAATTAGTATTAATAACCCTCATAAACTTTTTAACATAATTGTTGTAGAACAATAAGGGATCTTTTTCAATTGACTCACTAATATTTTTTTTAGATCTAAAATAATTTGCTAAAGATGATTGATCAAATGCTGATTTTAGTCTTTTTATTTGAGAAGATGTTAAGTAATTTATATTTATCCCATGTAATTTTTCGTTATATATGCCTAAAACTAATACGTTTGGTTGTTTGTCATTTATACCAGTTTTATTATATCTAAATGTTATTAAGTTTCCAGGTTTCATTTTATACCCTCTTTACTGTCCATCTTTTTCTTGGTTCAAAATTATTAAAGCACCATTGTATTCCTTCATCTATTCCGTTTATCATATTTGATAAATCAAATTTTGATTCAGCTGTTAATCTACAATGTGTTCTTAATTTTTTCATTTCATCTTTTGGCATATCATACATAAACTGTAATGCATTAACATAGTCGTTTATATTATAAAAATCTTCATAAATATATGGTGTAGGAGGAGAACCTGCTAAATTACTAGAAGATGGTGCAATACCTATTCCTGTAGGTATATTGTCTAATCCTACTAATTGATCTTTTAACCCACCTGTTAATCCAGCAATTATTGGTGTCCCACACATTAATGATTCGCAAGTAGTTAACCCAAAACCTTCATTCGAGTTGTGAACAGTAAATGAATCTGTTGTGTAACTATTATCTTCATCAACTTCTAGATTAAAGACTTCACCTGAATAATCATATTCTTCTACATCCTTTACACTTAAAACATAATAATTATTTTTAAACCACGTTCTGGAACTTCCATTGTCATTCTTACCAGTTCTACAAATATTTTCTTGATTATATAATATACATTTACCAGATATTTTCTTTGTATATCCAGAATAATTATCACTAATTCTTATTTTCTTTTCTAATCTAATTAAGGCTAATTGTAACTGGGTAATTAAAATATTTGATGAATTTGTTATTTTTTTTAGATTTTTTTTGTTTGTATATCTAGTACCATCAGAATCATAAATACCATTTATACAACTGTCTAATATAGACAGTTCTCTGTTATATAATATTTCATCAGGTATTTTTTTATTTTTATTTTCATCTCGACATAATTTATCCATAAAATTTATAAAAATAGTTTGTGAAAAATTACAAAATGATAAAATTTTACATTTACCGCTTGCAATGTCATCAATGTGATAATCACACCCAAATTTTTCATGTGCTATTTTTGCCAATTTTAATATCTCATCAGTGCCGTATTTTGCATTAAAAGATATAGAAGATCCACTTCCATCTCCTATCCATCTACCCATAAAATAAGCTAAATCATTATCTAATTTTATAAATTGATTTATCTTATTATCTTTAAAATAAAATAATCGCTCATTTTCTATTTTTTTATTATTATATGTACAATAATCATTCAAATTAAAAATAATATTATTATATCTAATTTCTTCACTATTCATTTTTGGAAAAAAAACTAAGTCGCCTTTTTCTATATCCTTGGCATTTGTCCATTTTATTAATGATTCATCAAAGTCATTAGTTTCATTTAATAATTTGCCTAATAATTTCTTTCTGTTTATAGAAAGAACTGGATGATCTTTTGTAAGATTAATTTCACCAAAATTATATGGTTTTATCTTAACCATTAAATCATTTTTATTATAGTTAGAAAACGTTTTTAATACTTTTCTAAATCTGCCCTTATGTGTTAAAACAACGTCACCTTTTTTGATGTCCTCAATATTTTTATACCCTGATTTTTCAATGATTTTTGAACCAGGTGGTAAACAGCTAAGATTAACAGTTACATCAGCGCAATTATATAATACATTCAAATAATTTGTTGGGTGTTTACCAACAGAAAACAATATTTTATCATCATTGAATAAATCTCTATGCACTCTAAACAAATCAGTGCCGTCATTATCTATTGGATCTGTGTGTAGTATAAGAATACTATTAGGATTTTTTTGATGGAAATAATGAAAGCCTTCCATAATATTAGATGGGCATTTTCTTTTTATATTTCTTGATGACCATAGCACAACAAATATATCATCTTTATATTCTTTTTTTAACAATTGTTTTCTATTATATTCTCTATCTTCATCAGACATTACATTATATTCGTTTTTGTCTATTCCATGAAGATTTAAGTTACAAGGTACTCCCATTGATTTAACTATTTCATGTGACAATGATGATATGCAAGAAATAAAATCACAAGATTTATACCATGGTTCATTATATAAAGGTATAGGCATATTATCCCAAACATGATAGTATAAGATAGGAATTTTATTTCTTATCTCATCTTCTATTTGCCATACCCATGTAAAAAATCTAGGATCAGTAAATAACCAAATTAAATCTGGTTTTTCCATTTGAATGATTTGTCTTAAAAACATTGGATTACCAAACCCATTTGTTGGAAATATTTTAACACCGTTCCATATTACAGTTTCACTATCTTTATGTTGAATAGCTGCTCCAATATGACAAAATTCATATTTCCTTTTTAAATGAGATACTAAACGAAGTGCCATAGATCCAACGCCACTTGGTATTCTTATATCATCAGATATCAATAATATTTTTTTCATCTTCTCCATTTATTTTTTGTCCTCTTTTATTTTTATTTCATTTCTTATTTTTTAACTTTTATTATGTTTTTATATTCATCCACCGTATTAAAAGAATTAATTGAACTATTTTTATCTATGATAACAGAACTACATTTAATTTCATCTCTATATAAATTAATTACATCGAATAAATCAAATTCATTATTTCTATTATTAAATAAATACTTATCTAAATCAACACTGTAGTAATTGTTATGAAAACATTCCAAATATTTATGGATATGATTACCATTTAATAAAAACAAACTAAAATCATGATACCCATCATTTTTTACTTCACCATATTTTTTGAACAAAACAGAATGTATAAGCCATTTATCATTTATGCAAAATTTAACATATGGATCTTTTTCATATTGGACAGGAATTGAAAAATATTTATTATAATTTTCTATAGTTTTTTTAAATATTGAATAATTATCCTGTATTGAATCACCCCACATTAAAAAAATATCGCCGTATATTTTTTCTTTTTTAATACAATTCATTAATGCATGACCAGTACCTTTACCAGAATTGATCATGATTAAATTAACATTTTGATATTTTTTCATTATGTCAATATACATCGAGAGTTTGTTTAACTCTAATTTTTCATTTAATACGACATATACAACATCACAAAATCTCAAACTAGTTTTTATATTTATATCTAATATGGTTTCATTTTCTTTATATAACATTAATGGCTTTGGAACATCAAGAAAAAATCTTGATTGATTTCCTGCGCATAGTATTATTGAACTAATCATTTATATTTCTCAGTATTGTTTTTAATATTATGTTTGTTTCAAATGTATCTTTTACATGATAACTAGGTAATCTTTGAGATATTTCTTTATCATTGCCGCTATCAAATTCATCGCCGATATATATAGACGAATTAACGTCTATTATTCCATGATCAATTAAAACAGCCTTATTTAATTCTTTATGCATTATATCAACGGTAGTTGATCCAGTTTTTTTTGCAATGAAATTTTTTGTTAATTCAAGTTCAGCAAGGTGTAAATTTAAAAAGCTAACCAAATCTATTCTTTCTTGATTACTAAGTGGTTTCACAGAAATGATTAAAGGATTACTTTTTTTACCTCTTACAGATATTTTACAAGGATCTATCCCAAAGTCTACTATCATGTTTTTAATATAATAGTCAATATCTATTTTATATAATTCATAAATAACATCATGATCATAGTCAACGCCACCGTTTGCATATATATTAATATTGCTATTTTTAATATTAACATTTAATTTCTTTGCAATATCATATATATGTTCTATGCTATGACCTGAAATTATATTAACATCTTTATGTTTAGAAATTTGTAATAATGTATCTAAATTTGATTTTGACGATATATAGTCATCATATGTTATATTATATTTTCTTGACACAATTGTATCGTCAAAATCTACACAAATATTATAATCATATATTTTGCGATTAAAAATATTATCAAAATATATTTTAAATATTGTTCTTACTGTTTTATCCGGATCATGTTCACCAAAGTCATTATAGCCTAAATTTTCATAATATACTTTTTTATGATAATCAATTTTTTGGTTTAATAAATGATTAATCGTATCTGTATTAATTAATATATTGAAATTATCTAAATTAATATACTTACCAACATGATTTAAAATTTCTGAAGCGCTAACTCCTTTGCAATCATAATCTTCATCATTATTCATTATCAAAAACTTTTTTGCATTTGATTCATTTATATAATGTGATAGGCATTTATATGTTGGTATTAATGATGACCATTGAGTTCCACATGAAAATATTATAATATCAGAATTATTTACCGCTTCGATGGATTCATTGCTTGGGGTGACATTTGATCGTCGTTTTGGGAAATTTACTAATTCACTATCATGAAGATAAGGTAAATAAAATATGTCTTTTATTTCATCAGTGTGATCATAAAGGTTACAATAGTTGACAATAGAGCTTTCACCATAAATATAACCGTTAGATTTTGTTATTGCACATAACTTCATATTATCATACGAGCACAATACGACGGTAAATTCATCGTTTAAATTCAAAAATTTATTAAATGCATTAATCGTATATGTATACCCTTTTTGTGAAAACATTTCTGCATATATTATGTTAGCAATATTAAAATCATCAAGAGTCTTAAGTCTATATTGACAAAATGACGATCTTTCAAAAAAACTTGAAACGTATTTATTAAACTGGCTTAATTGTAATTTATTCAAAAAATCAATTACTTGTTCCTTTTTTTCATATAAATTGCCTTTTAATGTTAGTCTTTCTTTATAAAATTTTCTTATATTTTCATCAATGTCTTCACCATTTTGCTGACAATATCTTTCATATTGAATTTTTCTTATATCAGACGGCCCAAGTACATTACACACATTTCTTACTACACCTGTTGACTTACCATCATCATAGGCATTAATAATATTTATGATTTTCATTTTCTTATAAAGAAAATTATCATAATCAAAAATTTGTCTTATACCTTTTTGAATTTGTGTGGAACCTGTTCCGCCAGAAAATATTACAACATTAAAATCTTTCATATATTATCCTTTATTAATTGAGAAAAATTATACGCATATTCTTCTGTATCAAATCTTATACATTTGTATTGTATTTCTCTCAAGTCATTTAAAAATGCACTACTTTGTTTTATTAATTTTATTTTTTCTATAACATCACTTCTGTTTTTAACATAGAAAAAATCATTTGCTTTACCATATACCATCTTTTTATTATCAAATGATTCATCAATAAATGTTATTGTATTAGCAAGTATTGTTTCATAAATTCTTTGTGTTAAATTATTTCCATCATACCATTCATCACCAATAGAAACTGTTGCCATAAAATTAGACATTCTATCTATAAACTTATCATAATTTATTTTTTCTTCAAATATAGGATATCTAATTATATCTTTTGCTTTTTTCTTTGAAAAACTTTTTTCAGTAATATTTCCAAATATTTTAATTAAAAAATTGTTAGGATAATTACAATAATATTCTATTATTTTATCTTCTCTTCTACCAAATCTTGTCGATCCTCCATAAACAAGATCACCTTCAAAGTCATTAATACCTTTTAATTTTTTACTTCTTTCATTTGTATAAAAAGGAAATTTATATAATGGATAATGGATAATTTTATCTGGTTTTACAGTATGCTTTGTATTATATATTAATTTATCAACTTCATGTATGTTATATGGTTGAGATATGTATGTTATATCTTTATTTTTAATTTGTAATGAATAATAATTTTTATTTGTTTTTAAATAAAATGATAATCTATCAATCATTTGATATAAAATCAAACTAGGATCACAATAAATATAAAATTTACGTCCTTTAAAACTATTAATTGCTCTATATTTTGTAATATCTGAGCTGTTTTTATTATTAAAATTTGGTAGTCCATTAAGAATTATTAATGCATCAAAATTATTAAGACGAAAAACAGTATCATAATCGTTAATGTCAAAGTGCTTTGTTTCAAATTGGTCGTGTATGTCACCGCCAACGATTTCCGTTAAATATGTTATATAATTATGTGGTAACAACAACTTTATAATTGATATAACTTCACCTGTGCCGGTATCATCACCATTAAAATTTATTCTTTTTTGTCCTAATTTAATTACACAAAGATTCATTTAATTTGCCTTTCCAAATATTATATGTTTCTTCATTTTGATTTCTTAATATATATGATGGGTGCCAGATTTTTTTTATTTTGATATCAAGACCTTCATAATTTAATTTATTAGAAAGAATATCAAATTCTTCATAACTTGACCCTAAAAATAATATAATAAATGAACGTTTATTATAGACATGAAGATATATAGTAAATATGTTAAGTAATTCGCTTAAAATATTATGATCATCCTTGTTATTTTCTACAAAATATGAATGATAAAAATTGGTAAAATAAGGATATACCCCTATATCATCAAAAAGTTTAATAAGCATTTTGCTTGATGGACCTAATAACCACGCACTTTCTGATATAGATTTATGGGCTTGAAAATGACCTGGTTTAAATCCTACAACAAATACATTATTTTCTTTTGTTAAATTTCCTCTTGGTAAAGTAAACGCATTTAATTTATACTTATACCAACTGTGAACAAATTTATCATATTGAACAGCAGCGTGCTTGTCAGAAAAATAAAATCCAGGGTAAGAATTAGATAATTTACTAGGGTTTAATATATAAGTATGCTTATATGTATCTATATTTTCCCATTCTTTGTTCGAAATATTACTTAAATTTGATTTACAAATTGTAAAAATTTCTTCATTTTTTATTTCACTTAACATTTTTTAAAACTTTATATTTGATAATATCTCATTTGTAATTTGATTAATACTTTTATTTGTGCAATCAATAATAAATTTATTTCTAATATTAGAGTTTTCAAATGCCTTGTTAAACATTTTTATTTCTTCTATTTTACTATTAAGATCATTAGAATGAGATTTGTTATCATCTCTTTTTAACAAGATTTCTGGGTCATTTTTTAATATGAAAAGATATAAATTTTTCCAAAATGGATAATTAACATATATTTTTTCTATATCAAATACAAAATCACCTTTGTATTTTCTGTATAATGGTGAGTATACAGCTTCTGTTATATGTGATCTATCAAAAATCAAATTACATGATAAATCATTATATGCAATATTCATTAATCTAAACATATTATTATATAAATCTTTTGAATATTGCATGCTTTTTTCATGAGTAGCATTATTCAATTTAGGATATTTTATAACATGAGTTGGTAAATATGATAATGCATCAATCAATCTTTCTATTTGTGTTGTTTTACCAACATTATCCAAACCATCTATCATTATTATATTTCTGTTTTTATTTGTCATTTTTTCCTCTATTAATCTATAAGTCTATCTATTTCTATAATAGAATTTTTTAGTTCTTCTTTACTAGGCCATCCTGTTGGTCCAACTATAAGTGATTCATCTTTTGCATTAACTGTCATATAATATAACTGATTTTCCTTTAAAATGTCTTTAATATATTTATACGTTGATGCAAAACAAACAGCGTCTGATTCATTGCCTTTATTATCTTTTAATGATAAGAACGCCATTTCGTTTTTATTTTTATCTTCATGAAGCTTTATTTTATTAACAAATACAACTATATCACCTTGTTTTTTACTTTTCTTTAATAACTTTATATTAGTTATCATTTTTTTACTTTCTAACTCATTTATAATATCTTTTCTATATCCTATTGTAAATGGCGAAAAGAATATGTTACATCCTATTGAATCAAATTCATATTTCATTTTTATAGAATCAGAAAAATCATTTTTTATTGATTTGTCTACTAGGGCTTTTTTTGCTCTATTAAAATGTTCTTCATTATTTTCAAATGCTTTTTTATCACTTTGATATAATGCTACCAATGATTCAACCTTAGCCATGTTTTCTTCAATTGACTGAAATGCATTTACTCTTATAAGATTTTCTATAGACCTTTTATTTACCTTACTACCTTTCTTTATATTTTTGACACAAAAATCATATATGTTTTTATATGGTCTATTTTTTATTATTGATGATATTGCTTTATCACCAATTCCATCTATAATAGAAAATCCACACCTTATTTTATTACCTTCTATAGTAAATTTATCTAGTGATTTATTTATATCAATTGGTAATATTTCAACATTATTTTGCCTAATGTTATCAATATATTCTAATAATTGACTTGCTGTTTTTTTAGATATATGTGTTCTGCTTAAAACAGTAGAATAAAATTCTAAAGGATAATATAGTTTAAGATATATTGTTTGCATTGCCAAAAGGGCATACGATGCACTATGGGAGTTTGATACACAAATATCATTAGCAAAAAAATGATGTATTGGGTGTTCAAGTTCTAAATCATAAGATTCTTGTTCACCTATATCTTTTATATCAATTATTTTATCATATTTTAATTTCATTTAAAATCCTCTTAAGAATTGAATCTTTATCTTTATAGAAATCACTTTCCCAAACTCTTATTATTTTATAGCCTAATGATTCTAAAATCAGTTGTTTTTTTTTCTGCATAATTAAATTATGCTTTTGTATTCCGTTTATTTTCATGTTTTTCTTTTTAAGAAAAGCTGGGTTAGCATGCCAATAATCTCCATCAAACTCTATACAAATATTTGGTTCTATGAATAAATCGACTTCATATCCACTTATCTGTTTCCTGTGAAATACATTGTTTATATATTTCTTTATAAATAAATAAAATTCATGCTCTGGTTTGCTTGAATTTCTTAATATTTTTCCATTTTTATAAGCATTTCTAATTCCAATTGATATTCTTTCTCTTTGTTCTTTGTTATGTTTTATCCCAGTATGACCATTTATTAATCTATTTTTTGCTGAAATTGACATTTTATTTTTTGCTTTTGCTGACTTTTCATCACCTAATATTTGTTCTAATTTTTTTCCTCTTTTATAATCATAATGACGCTTATTACTTTTTTTTATATTATGTATCCATTTTTGTTTTTTTTCTTTATCATTTACAATTTTATAAACGCAATTGTTTTTCCCCTTCATATTGTTTGATATATTCATTAATGATAAATTGTCTTCTTTTGTTAATCCTTTATTCCATGGGCTTTTTCCTTTTAGTGAATCACTTATTTTTTTCTTAGTTTCATTTGAAAAACAATTCTTAACACCTTTATTCCATGTATGATTTTTAAAATAAGAATCTTTATATCTACATTCTAAAGAACAATATTTTTTATTTTTTGTTTCATTACCACAAATTTTACATTTATTCATATATTTTTTCTCCATAAATAATATATTGTGTGTATATTATTAAATATATGAATAATTAATAAAAGTCAATCAATCACATATAAGAATTTTATAATTATTTTTTAAAATTTGCTTTAATGTTTTTAAACCTTTATTTGTCATAATTTTATGGTCTAATGAACATGAAATGTGTTTACCATTTTTTGTATAAATTTTATATAAATGTTTTTTACCGTTGATATGTTTAGCCATCAACTTATTATATGTTATATTTTCATTATTAGAGGTTGTTTTTATATATCTTCCTATGTCATCACTGTTTATTTCATCTATTGATTTTTTATCACCATTATCAAATTCTATTATACAATCACCAGATAAGCATTTATTAAATGAATATCCCACGTGTTGAATCAACCAATTTAATATATCTAGTGATGATTTTTCATCAATTCCATTTTCTTTACATCCGTTAATAAATGACTTTTTGAATTTCTCTCTTTCTTTTTCTGTAGTTTTTTTATTGTTCCATCTGTCTAATACTTTCCTTGCTTTATCAGAATCAACCCAAGAAAATCCTGCAATGTCATGACATATTTGCATAACTTGCTCTTGATAACATAATATAGAATATGTATTTTTTAAAATTGGTATTAATTTGTCATGTAAATAAACCTGTAGTGATTTATCTTTTTTACATTTTGCATATTCCCAAGCAGTTTTTGACGATAGATTAGCTGGTCTATATAATGAATTAATTGCGCAAACATCTTCAAAACAATCTGGATGAGATGCTTTTATAAGTTTATTAATGCCATCACCAGAAAACTGAAATATAAAATGATTTTTACCCTTCGCAAAATCTTTATATAATTCATCATTATCTAAATCTATATTTTTTATTTCATTTGTTATATCTTTATTTTGAGTTTGCTTTATAAGGTTTATTGTATTATCTATAATTGATACATTATTCAAACCTAAAATATCTATCTTAAGTAATCCTAATTGTTGAAGTTCTTTTAATTCATTTGATTCTTGAAACCCAGTAACTAATTCACCTTTTACTTTATTAACAGGTATATAGTTATATATTGGCTCTGGTGTTATAACAACAGCGCATGCATGTTTACCATAATGTCTTAATTGACCATTAAGTCTATCAGCATAATATATCAATTTGCTATTGTTATTTATCCATTCAAATATTCTTTTGTCATTTTTTGTATATGACTTTGTATCTTTATTGATTATAATCTTTTTTAGATTTTCAAAATATTTACTTATACTTTCAACGCCTTCTGGTACAATTTTGTTAATGAAATCTATTTCTTTTTTATCTTTTGCTAATACTCTTGTTAAATCCTTTAATATTGCTTTAATATGAAATGTTGAGTTTGTGACAACATGCGCTACTTTATCTCTACCATATTTTTCTATTAAATATTTTTCTAATTCATCTTTTCTATCAGAGTCAAAATCAATATCTATATCAGGTGTTCTTACATCTTGCTTTTTTATACCACCCATAAATCTTTCAAAATATAAGTTAAATCTTATTGGGTCAAGGTTCGTTATATCAAGAAGATATGAAATAAGAGATGATGCAGATGATCCACGTGCTGCACCTTTAGGTATATTATTGTTTCTTGCATATTCACATAAATCGTCTAATATAAGAAAATAATCTGAATATCCATTATTTACTATTGCGTCTAATTCATATTGCACTCTTTCTGCATATACTTTGATGTCATATCCTTTATAAGGTATAATTTTATTTCTTTGATATTCTTTAAACTTGGACAATACTTTATCCACAAGAATGTTTTCGCCTTTTGTATTTACATCAAAAACAGGAAAATTAAGTTTCCCTGTGTCAAATCTAAAATTGCACTTATCATTTATTTCTAATGTATTATTAAGATATTTTTCTATATTTTTTTCGCTATAATTATAACCAAATTTTTCATTATGTACCAAAAAATCTTTCTTTTGCATTAAGAATAAATTCCTAGCATGAATATAAAAAGTATCTTCTTCTTTTGTTTCTATAGTTGTTCTTCTATTTATGTGTATCAACAAATCTTGTAAATCACAATCACCTTTATAAGGATAATGAATATCTCCTGTTAAAATCATTTTATTTTTAGGAAATGATTCACTTATTTTTATTAATTTTTCATTAACCTTTATTTGATCTTTTAATTCATTTATTTGAATTTCAAAATAAAAATCATCACCAAATTCTTTAACATATTTTTCTATTACTTCATACGCTTCATCATCTTTATTTGCTAATAATAATTGATTAACTTCATGAGCTAAACAAGCTGTTGTGACTATTAATCCCTTTTTATTTTGAAATAACCATTCTTTACTTATCTTTGGTCTATAATAATAACCATCAACAAAAGACAAATAGTTAAGTTTGCATATATTTTTATATCCTTGTTTATTTTTTGCTAAAACTATTAAATGTGTTCCACTTCTATCTAATCTTTTACCTGATTCATTTACTTGACCTATTTTATCAGATAAATAAAATTCGCAACCTATTATTGGATTTAAATTATATTTTTCACATTCTTTAGCTAGATGAAATGAATTACCCATAACGCCATGATCTGTTATTGCAACGCCAGGCATATCATATTCGTGAGCTAATTTACACATTTCTTCTATTTTCATGCAACCATCAAGTTGACTTGCGTCTGAATGGCAGTGTAAATGAACAAAATCATTTTTCATTTTATAAATCCTCTATAAACGTTTATTTATTTTCCAGTACTTCCGTGACCACCATCACCTCTTTCTGTAATGCAATTTGTAACAAAAAATGGTTTAGAAAGTTTATACGGTTCTTGTTTTATGGTATCACAGCGAACCAATATCATTTGAGCTATTTTTTCTCCACCTTGTAAATGGTATTGTATATCACTAAGATTCATTATATTTAAATGTAGGTTCCCACGATAATTAGAATCTATTTCGCCTCCAATTACATGTAATAAATGATTTTTAGCTAATCCTGATTTATCTCTCATTTCTAATTTCCAACCATCGCTGAAATATGCTTTAAAACCCAAATCTATAAATGCACTTTTCATAGGTTCAATATATGAATTAATATCAAGTGGCAAAAATACATCAAACCCAGCATCTCCATTATAATTTTTAACAGGTAGATATATTGAATTATGATAATTTTTTTCTATTATAAGGCTAGGTAAAAATGCTTCTAAATGATCACACCCTTTTAATAAGCAATAACATTCTCCTTGTTCATTTAATATTGTTCTATTCATATTTTATAAATTCTCCAAATACTTCAAGTTGTAAAACTGTTGTGTTATAATATGGCTCAATGATAAGTTTTAATTTCTCCATGCTCTCATAACTCATTTTATATGCCATATAGTTATTATCATTTTTTCTTATCAAATTTATTAATAAATCATTTGTATCATTTTTTATAAATTCATTATAACTTCTTAAACAACATGGCGTTGTAACAAAATAGCTTTTGTCAAGATATAAAAATGAATTCAATATCATGTCATTAAAGTCATTATCCCCATAATAGTGGTAACAATCGAATTCATCAAAATAAAATCTAACAATTTCATCAGGAGATGCATCATAGAATGCACGCATCCCATCACTATTATTAATAAACTTAACAAAATTATTAGCTGTCATCACCAAGGCTTGGTCTTTATTAAAAACATGACTATAATCTTGTAGATATTTATTAATATATTTAACAAATTGGTGATTTGCTACAACAACTACGGCTTTGTTGTGTTTATTAAGTGATAAATGATAAGCCATATTATTAATAAGTCTTTTTGTTTTGTTAGTTCTTCTAGCTGAAATTTCAAGATACATTTATTCTTCCTTTTCATCAAATAGTTCGTTTATTGTATCATGATTTCTATCTAATATATCTTTATATGTAGATGAAATAAGATTTAAATTAAAGATATTATCTAAGTCATTAAACTGTCTTACTTGCTTGTCTTTGTCTTCAAATGTATTAAGCTTTAATTTAAACGTTTCTTTTATATCATGCGAAGTGTCATTATATAACGAATAAAATGTCTTTTTTAAATCTTCAAAATGTAAATTCCCACATGTAATTTGTTCACTACAAAACAAATATGCATCTAACAAATCACATAACTTAACTATTGATGATTCTAGATTTTGTTTTCGTGCGTATATTTTATGAAGATTTATTATATGATCGTAGAAATGATACATATTTTTCATAACAGAATCTGATATTTTATTATATTCACTATTGAAACAATTTTTAACTGGCGATATGATATCACCCGTGAATGATTCTTCTAGGTCATGACATAATGCTATTTCTATAAGTTCTCTTTCATTTATGCAAATGTGAACATCATACTCATCAATGAATTGTCTTATTTTTTCATTAAAGATTAATGCATACATCGCAGAATTAAAACAGTGTTCAGCCACAGATTGACCGAACACTGTTATTCTTTGAGAAAACCTATGTATTCTTGATAATCTTCTTATATAAAAGAAAATATTATTTACATTGTCTGATTTCATTTTTAAAATCCTTATTTAAAACTATAAAATAAGATTATTTCTTTGGTTTTCCAGCTGTCTTAAGTGGGGAAGTTTCCTCATCTTCAGTATCTTTAAGTTTTTGCGCGCCTGTTTGATTTAATTTTTCTTCAAGTATTTCGTTTAAAACAGCCTTTATTGCATCATAAATATCATCTGCAGCACTATTTATCGCACCATTTGCATTTTGCCATTGTTTATATTGTTCAATTAATACTGGATCATTAGGATCATATGGTGGTTCAACAGAAGCATCTATACCTGTTAATCTACTTGCTAGTGTTCTTACTTTAATCAAAGACTCTTTCATTTTTACCTCTTGTTAATTGTTTTAAGTTGTTATAATTAAATATAATAAAATTATGTTTTTTTTAAAAACTTTATAAGTTATTAAAACATATTATATTAGACACTTATCTCCTTCACATCCAATTGGTATACCATCTGTTTCATCATCCTCTTCATAAAATGCCAATTCACTATAATCTAATTTAGGAAATTCTGATATTAATTTTTCATATTGTTCCTTTGTTATTTCTTCTATTGGTGCTAATTGATAAACATGATCATTCTTTGGTAAAAATGTAAGTCCACCAACATAATCCCAATTTTTATATACCCAATTCATAACCTCTATCCACTCACCATTTTCAACATAAATTGTTTGAGATGGATTATGTTCTGTATAATGCACTTTAAATTTCTTCCAATTTTCTAATAAATCGATAGCAGAAAATTCATTTGACAATTTTGTTGTTTCTGGTGATTTACATGGAAACTGTAAAACATATGTGTTAGCGCTTCCTATTTCTTGATTAACTTCTGGATGAAATGGTACTCCTCTATCTTTCATAAATCTAAATAATGGATCATGAGCTGATATTCTTACATTTCTTATATTATATTTAAATAATCTAGGACCAACACCTGGGGCAGAATTATTGAACACACTTGTATTTCCATCAGGTTTTATTGCTGTTATTGCATTTGATGGATTTATATTAAATCTATTAGCAAATTCTATATTAGTTTGTACACAATATTCTCTTAATTTTTCTAAAAATTCTGGAGTAAATAAATCATAATTGTCACATGTTCCTGCAAGGCTTACACCTAATAATCTTTCTTCTTCACAATTTTTCTTCCATTCAGGATCTAAATACGGAAATTCGGTCAGCATACTTTGATATGTGCCAATAAGAACTGCATAAAATATTTTTCTTAAAATATCTTCTTCTGTATCTGATGCTTTCACGACAACACTTGTTAAGTTGCAAAATTCTTTTATGATTAAATAAATTTCTCCACACGGATTACAACGTACTAATTTATACCAAAATTTTCCAAATCTCTTTTTTAAATAATCTATTCTTCTTTTTGGCAACTGTTTTGGTAATGAACCTTGGTTAAATATTCCTCTTTCACCAGTACCTGATTTTATTAATGATAAAAATTCATGTATAAAATCTATCTCTGTTGGTTTTGTTGTATAGACAGCAGAATTATTAGAGTATGATCTTTGTGGATTTGTTAACCAAAATGCACCAACTTTTGCGTCTCTCATTTGAACATCGTCTAAATCAGAAAAAGAAATAATTGCCATTCTTCTTGACCCACCCATCTCAACACATTGACCTATTTTGTTAATAATGTCTTGAACATCTATTGGGCTTAATCTTTTGTTAATCCTACGTTTAAACATTAATTTGATATATTCAATAACTTCTTTTAATGGTTCTGGTCCACTTGCTCTTCCGCCAGATGTCTTTAATCTTGAACCAGCAGGTCTTATCTTCGAATAATCAAATGTCGGATTAATGCCATTATATAAATTATTTATAAGATATTTTATAGAGTCGGCCCACCCTTGCTTACTGTCCTCTATAATATATGCTTGTTGATTTAAATCACCATCAATTTCTTGTATAATTGGTAAATTACCAATATTTATTTTTTCTACAGAATCACCAATCCCACATGAACTCATGCCAAGAAAAACAAATTCTGCAAAGTCTTGTGGTGATTTTATTGTTGTATATGCGCAATTGTATGCCGTCGCATTATTAGTTCTACATGAATCACCAGCTGACCATAATAATCGCATTGATGGCATTACTTCTCTATTTAATATTGCATTCCTACACTGTTCATACTCATCATTTGTTAAAAGATTTTTTAATCTTTCTTTCATAAAATCCATGTATCTATCAACGCTTTCAACCCATGATTCTCTTCTTTTTTCACTTGATTTCCATTTTGAATATGTTCTAAAATAAAGAAATTCTTGTATAGGATCATCTATATCAAAATACTTTTTTGATTCATCATATATTTTTTTTGATTTTTCTATTATTGATGATTTTTTTCTTAACCTATCATGAGTATCTCTATAGTCCATATATAATTTCGCAACATCCCTATACTCATTTGAAATCAAAACTTTTTCTACTTCATTTTGAACTATATCTACATTAAGGATGGTATTATTGGGTAATGATTGTATATTTTCAACAACTAAATCTGATAATATCTGTAATTTTTTTTTCGTTATCTTAACATTGTTTGTTACAAAAGCTTTTTTTATAGCATCAAATATTTTTGTTTGGTCAAATTTTACTTGTGAACCGTTTCTCTTTCTTATATTATTTATTTCCAAATATGTCCTCTAATTAATCTATATTTATGTTGTTAAGAGCTTCTTGAGTTAATGATTTATCACTAACCTTTGAGCTTCTTTTATATTCTTTATAAGCCTCCGCTATATTTTTGGCTTGTCTTTTTTCATTTTCTTCAATTGCTGATTGAGTTGTATATACGGTTGGAGAAAAAACTTTTATTGTACTTGTTTTTGTATCAATTAAAAAGGGCATTACAAATCCATCTGGACCCATTCTATTTTTTGCAATAAGAATATTTCCTTTGTTTGTATCAACACCTTCCATGGGTCTAGCAACTGTTAAAACTAAATCAGCAATAAAAGTTTTTGAAAAAGCTTCTGAAATACTGTCTAATGTTACTACTGTATTACCAAGAGCAGAATTATGTGTATATATATCATTAGCAAAAAACATGTGTGTTCCTTCAACATCTATATCTATTGTTTCATCTTCGCCCAAAAATTCTATAGACACTATTTCATCAATTATAAAGTCATTTATTTCTAAATTATGATTCACTTATATTTTCCTTTATAAATTTTAAGCATTTATTAATAATTTCTTGTTTGTTTTTATTATAATCATTTTCTTTTATTCTTAATATTTTATAATTATTATTTTCAAAAAATTTATTCTTTATTTTGTCTTTTCTAATTACGTCTTTTTTATTATGCCAATAATCTCCGTCAAATTCTATTATTATATTATTACATTTAAAATCAGCTTTTATTATTTTGTCATTCATATAAAATATTTGTTCATTGTTTAATTCATGAAAATTAATGAAATTCTTGTATTTATTTGATAATTTATCATAAATTGACCAAAATAATTCTTGAGATATTTTAGAATATGAATTCTTAAATTGAATTTTTTCTAAATATTCTTTCCATTTTTCTAAACCATTAATGTTACCATATTTATTAATATAATAATCTTTTGAATTAGCATATGATAATTTTTTTACAAATTCATCATATCTCTTTTTGCCATTTATTTCACCATATCTATTAATAAAACTATCTAATGATGTTTTACACATAGATTTACAATAATCAGTCCACTTTTGTTCTCCTATTTCTTTTCCATATTTTTTTATATAATAATTTATAGAAAATCTATAAGATTGTTTATTATTTCTATGTTTCCATCTTTTATAACCATCTTTAACTCCATATCTTTTTTGATATTCTTCTAATGATCTACCATTGTTCCATGTTTTATTTTTAAAATTATTTTTTTGTGTTTTAATTTTTTTGTCTAATACATCCTTCCATTTTACCGAGCCAATTTTTTTTCCATATTTTTTTACATAATAATTTTCACAAAAAGTTGCCTTACTTTTATTTAATTTTTTTACATAATTCTTTCCGTGTTTTTGCTCTAATTGTTTGTTTGTTTTTCCATATTTCTTCTTTTGTTCTTCCCATTTTATTAATCCAATTTGCTCACCATATTTTTTTATCCACGCTTTTTTAACAGATGCCATTACGATTCTCCTTATATTTATTAAATTTTATAATATAAATATAACAGCATCACAAGAATGTCACAATTTTTTTACTAAAAGTTTATCACCTGGTGATAGACCTGTACTTATTGATTTAATTTTATTGCATGTTGTTGGGAAATCATGATTTGCACTGACAATAATTTCTTTACCTGACTTTAATGTTATTTTATATACGGGCTGCTTTATTATTGGATATATTTTATTAACATTTTTAAAACCATTGTGTGTAAGTATTTTATCATTTTCATTTAATTCATATAATTTAATTTTCCCACTCAATGTTTCTACTATTGTATCTTTTTTCAAACATCTATTTGTTTGACTAGCTGTTATTAATGGACAATGAAACTGCTGCGCTAATGATCTTAAATCTTGAACGATTGCTTCTAATTCAAATCTCTTTTGGTCATATCTCTTTGAAACTTTTATAAGATCTGCATAATCAACAATAATAACATTAGGTATAATGCCGTGTGATATTAATTTATCAAGGTGAGAATGTAAAGCATTAACTGTTACTGATTGGACAGGATATTCTTTTATGAATAAATTTCCACCTTTATTCTTTATTTCATTTATTTTTTCTGCAACTTTTTCTTTATTATTTTCTAAGTCATCTATAGAAATATCACTAAAAAGAGAATCATATCTTTTTCCTATCTGTATATCTGATAGTTCAAAAGTATAATGTACAACATTAAGACCATGTTCTACAGCCGCAGCTCCAAAATTTATAAGAAAGTGAGTTTTTCCTATACCAGTAGCGGCAATAACTAACGCTAGTTCACCAGCAGATAACCCACCACCGATGATATCATTTAATGGTTTCCATTTTGTTGGGACAGGCTTTCTTTTTCTTGATTGTAGTCTGTCCATTAATTCTTCTAAATATTCATGCCCAATATTTTTTGTGATTCCAGCATTAAGAGCTTCATTAAGCATTCTTCTTATTTTATCTTCATCAAAATCATTTTCAGTTGAAAAGCCTTCATTTTCTTGGTTGATTAAGTCATAAACTTCATGAATTGTCTTTTTTAACTTTTGTGCTCTACAAAATTGAAGTGCCCTATCGTTAATAAAATTTAATTGTCTGTTTTTTGATTTTTCTATAGTTGATATATATAATGTTAATGCAGCCTTTATATCTTCTTTTTTTTCTTCGTTAATAATAACCCTTATATCCTGTGTGGTTGGTATAAATTTATATTTAGAATAAAAATCCAATATTCTCTCATATAACCACTTACATATTTCATTTGTGAAATAAGATGAATCTAATATATCATATATTTGTATAAAAAAACTTTTATTGTAAATAAGTGATTGTATAAGCCCATATTGGAATTCATTGCCAAATAAAGAAAATGTTTTTGTTTCGTTCATACTTTATTTTATTACTTCGTTTTTATTTGATAATTTGGAGAATAAGGAGGCCCATTCATTGAAATCTTTCATTAAAGAGAATAAACTATCTTGTAGAAATAATTTTCTTATTGAAAATGGAGAAAATTGTTTAATGTTTTGTTTATACAAACTATTAATTTCATTAATTGAGGATAGACTTATATCAACATCGTAAAGTTGCATAAGTTTATAATTTCTCTTTAGCAGATCTTCATTACTAATTATAATATTAAGCCAATTTTTTACAGATTTATTTTTTTCTTTTTCAACATTCTTTTTACAATAATCAATGATATTATTAATAAAATATTTATGATCTTCTTTTATACATGGGAGAACTTTTACTGCTGTTGTAAAGCCCATTCTATATAAACCTGGAATATCATCAGATCCATCTCCAATTAATGATCTGGCTACTACAAAATTAACTGGAGAAATCCCGAACCATTTTTCTTTAAAATTATCAATCGTATATAAAACTTTTTTTTGTGGATTATATACATTGCAATTTTTTGATACTAATTGAAGAAAATCTTTATCTGTTGATACAATAGTATAGTTGTTTTTATTTTTTTCTAAAGTAGAAAGATATGCTATTGTATCATCAGCTTCTATATTATCTAATTGTATGTATGTTATTGGTAATGACTTAACATATTCAACTAATCTTCTAAACTGATTATTAAGAGCTTCTTGTTGCTTTTCTATTGATTCAAATCCATAATTTTTATTTATAAATCTAGGAACTTTTCTACCAGATTTATAATCTTCAAATAATTTTCTTCTTCTTATACTACCACCGCTTCCATCACATACAACAATTAATCTGTCAGGATCAAATCTTTTTATTTCTGATTTTATGGATCTTAACGTACCGTATAACCCGCCATTATGCTCACCGTCTTTATATGATGATGTATTAACAACGGCAAAGTTTCTAAAATACATATTTAAAAAATCTATTATTAAAACTTTACTCATTTTTTATTCTTTTGATTGTGATATGCGATCATATTCAATTTGTGATTCTTTATAACCTTCAATCATTTTATTGTAACCATCAGTGCTCTTTTTTATTTCCTTTATGTAAATAATTTTTACCACTATATCACTAGCGATAAATATAATAAGCATAAGTAACATTATATTTGTTATCATGATTTATTCCTCATTACTTTCTTCTATGTCTATTGTTTCTTCTGATATTCCATGTCTGAAATATTTTAGTCTCATATGTTCTGATAAAATATCAATTATAAATGTTTTAAATAATTCATCTTCAAAAATACTTGACCATGTGCTTAATTTAAATTTAATACTTTTATCTTTTATTTGAACATCTCTTGCCTTAAGAGATTCATAAATTTCACTTATGTCATCATTACTATATTGATTTCTTAAGTCCTCTGGACATTTTTGTATTAAATCATATAAGTTTAAACCGCAAGTAGTAGCACCTTTTGGTTTGTCAATATATTCTAATGCAATTAATTCATTATAAATGCTTTCCGCATTATTAATTCCTCTATCAAAATAAATAGGAAACGTGCATGTTCTTAATGGAGGACCTAATCTATTTTTTTCTGTTTTAGCTTTAACATTTATACCTAATATTTTTTCTATTTTACCAATTTTGCCTTTTATTTGACCTATTTTTTTAAGTCTTACAATAATAGATGAATAAAATAAAATAGCTTGACCACCTGGCATCACAAATGGATCTGCAAAAGCAGGAACATTAAGCTTCATTCTTAATTGGTTTGTAAACACAAAGGCAACTCTCATTTTTCCTATTGATTCAGTAATTTTTCTAAATGCTTTACTGCAAAGTTTTGCTTTCTCCATGCCATAACCTTGAGCATCATAATTTTCATCTTGCTCATTTTTTGTTGATAGTGCAGTTAATGAATCAAGTGCGATCAATAATAATTTATCTGGTTCATTTACTCTTATTTGCTTTATAATTGTTTCAACCGCCTCAAATGCATCTTCAACAGTATGAAGATTCATATAAATTAAATCATTTAAATTTACACCAACTGCCTCCATATATTCTGGGGATTCAGCAATTTCTGAAGAAATTAAAACAGCAATACCATTCCTTCGTTGCACGTCTGCGATCATATGCGCTATAATTAATGATTTTCCTGAATTATGACCTAAAATACCATTAGAAAAAAAGCAATGTTCAACATCATTAACTTCTAGATCAATTATTCTACTTTTGTCACATTTATTTACTAATAATACTTTTCTAAATTTATTATCAGAGCATAATAATAATATATTTTCATTTTGTGAATTAATTATTTTTGTTGTTTCAATCCAACCATTATTTGAATAAAATAGATGTTCTGGCGAAACTTTTATTGAATAATTATCCTCTAAAATTATCTCATATGTCTCAATATAGCCTTTTTCAATAAAGGATTTTATTGGGACAAATTTGCCACCCTTTGATTTTATTAAAATATTTTTATTTTCTTTTAATAAATCTTGTAAATCTTTTATTTTGATCTTTTTTCTTATCATATTTTTCCTAACCTTTTATTTCTAAAATAATTTTTTAATGATTTACTTAATTTTTCTCTTACTGCTTTTGTCATACCTTTTTTTGTTCCTTCGCTTATTTTTTTTCTTACATCAAATGTCATTGATTTTTTTACTGATTTACTTATTCTTTGTAATTGATCTTTCGAATAACAATTATTTTTTCCTTTATTCCAAGGAATTTTACCCTTTTTTGCTAAAGACATTTTATTTTTTGATTCATTAGTATGGTAATGCTTTCCTTTTAATGATTTACTTATTTTTTGTTTAGTTTCATTAGAAATTATATGATTACTATTTTTTCTTCTAGTTTCCCATGCTTTCTTTCCTGTTCCAGAACATTTTTTACCTTTATGTGATTCACTCATTTTATTTAATGTTCTAATAGAATAACAATTATTTTTTCCTTTATTCCAAGGAATTTTACCAAATCTTTTTTTATTTTTACATGTTAAACAAAACCCTAAAGTAATATTACATAAATTTTCTAATCCAATTTCTTTTATTCTTTCTTCTTCTTTTTTATAAGTTTCTAATTCATTATATGATTCAAATATTTTTTTATAAACAGGTTTATAATTTTCATTAATTAGTTCTCTTAATTTTTTATAAAGTTTATAGTTTTTACGATTGGGAAATTTACAATTTTTTACTAAATTATAATGAACATACATTCTTTTGTCTTTGCCTTTACCTACATAAAATATTTTATCATCTCTTGGATCAATGAGTTCGTAAACATAATATAATTTTTTTTCCATAATTTCTCCTATACTTATATTTTATATTATATGTATAAATATATGATAATATTAGAAAGTATTAATTATATTAATAAGTTATTATTTTTTAATCTAATATAATAATTTCAACTTCACTATCCTCATTAACACACCCTTCACCTCCACCAAAGCTTGATATTCTTCCTACAGGTATACCACCATCTTTTTTATTTGATATGATTAAATTTAATAATGTGGATCCTGTATCAATCCAATCAATAATATCCGATGGTGATTCTTTACCTAATGTAGAGGTTGAATTGATAAATTTACCGTTTAAATTATTAACAAGTAATTCTATAAATTCAGAATCATCTTTTGACTCTATTATTTTTATTTCACCCTTTTTTGATTTTGCCATAAATTTTTCCTTAATAAAACGTACTTAAATAATTTGAATTATTATTCTTCTGGTGTTCCACACCCAAATGCCATTCCAGATCCTATTAATTTACAGGTTTTTCTATCCCAAGACCAATCTCGTCCACCTATAAATAGAGCAATGCTGTGTTCAGTTTCTACAATCTTTATAGTACATGGATTTGGTAATTCCAAATCTGGAAGAATTATGTCATGTGTTTCATATATTTTTTTTTCCATATTTTATCCTCTTTATAATAATTATTATGGGAGCTCCCCAAGTGGCTCCCATAAATTTATAGTTCACCAATACACCTTTCGGTGGGCTGATTTTTCTGCCTCGGTGAGCGGTTATTTAGCTGTCACCCTTTTTTTAAAAAAATTTGTATTATAGGCTATTTCTTTTCTTTCAACAGCTTATTTAATTTCTCTTCTAATTTAGTAATTTCATCAGAATCATCTTCATTATTAGATTCTTCTTTAGTATCATTTACGCTTTCATCTTCTAAATCTAAATCAGAATCTGAACTTTCATTGCTTTCTTCAGAAGTCTTTTTTGATTCTTTTTCAGCCATTTTATTAATCCATGCATCAAGAAGTTTTTCCAATTCTTCATGAGAATGTAACTTGAATACTTCATCCCATTTTGGAACATTTTCTAATATTTTATTCAAATTATTCGCATTTTTAATTAATACAGATTCTTTTCTTTTTACAGAAATTGAAGTGTTGCCATAACGATTGTCGTCAGTATTATCTGGCTTCGTATATGTTACAATGACATCGGCTCCATCTGTTGGATCCCAAATTTTTCCTTCTTCATCATTTTCATGGCAAGTTGTCAAAAATGATTTATAAACTGTATCGCTTATACCCCATAATTTAACATTTGGTTTTCCTTCACTATCGAATTCTTTTCCTCTTTCGATAATAGGAACATGTGCTCTCAATTTCGCTCTAATTAATCCTGCAGCTTTATAATCTGTTTTATAAAGTTGATTTACATATTCACAAATTGGACATGGCTGGTCAATATATATTGTCTTTGCAGGACAAAGAATACTTTCACCCATTTCATAATGAAAATATAATTCCATAAATGGATCTGGCCAATCATAATATGGTACCAATCTTATAGTATGAGAAGCTTCTTTTGGCTTCCAAATTCTTGGATCAATTTGTCTCTTTGATTTTCTTTGTTCGAATCTTTTTAATTTTTCTTCTATTGAAGAGATGTAATCAGATTTTTCTTTTGACATAATAATTTAATCTCCGTTTTTTGATGGTTTTTCGTTCTTTTTATAAATGTTCTTTAAGTTTATTTGATTATTTAATGATGTATTTATAATAACTAGATTTTCATCATTTTTATCAACTGAATTTTCTTTTTTCTGTGTTAATAACATACAATCTTTAAATTCTTCCCAATTTATACTATGCCCGTTTATACAAATGTTTCTTAAAAGATAATTAAGAGCATCAATTGTATATAATGTATTTGTGTCTTTATTTCTATGTATTGTTATTGTGTTGGGAATGATACTTTTATAATCAATTTTTTTATCTGACTTTTCTATATTGTAGGTTAAAATTAATTGTCTCCTATTATTTTTATTGTTAAGAACAAAGACCATATTATTAAATACATTGTAATTTTTTTCTATTAATCTAAGTGATTTTCCTATTGTTCTTCTATCTATAAAAGACGCGAGTAATGTCGTTTTCTTTTCTGTTTTTTCCATTATTTACCTCAAATTCTTTTTTCATTATATTAGCACAAAATCTAATATAATATAATTGTTATTTTTATTCTTTAAAAAAAAGTTGTTAAATTATTATTTTATATAGCATTATATATTTCATCATTTGCTTGTTTAATTAATTCAGCAAATTTTTTGTGCAATTTCATGTCAAATCTAATCTTTGCTCCACCATACCCTTTTCCATCTTCTCGTATATCTATTATTGATATTGGAACTACTTTTTTTAACAATTTTGCATTATATACAATATATGATGGTGGTCCTTTTTTTATTATCAAGTTATTTATTACTTCATCATATGAATCAACACCAAATACTTTTTTAAAAACTGTCTTATTTAATGATAAATCACCTATTATAATGATTTCTTTATTTGTTGACGCATCTTTTAATGGAAATTGTTCAGATATTTCTTTTAATAATCCGTTTTTTAATTTTTTATTTTTCATTAATCCTTGTTTACATCTTTCTGCAAAATTATCACTATTATCTGATATTTTTTTCAAAATAATATTCATTTTTTTATTATGACTTGACAATGCAATTAGTGAATGAAGTAAAACTTTTTTATCACCTCTATTCTTATTTTTCTTTTCTAATGTTGACCTTATATTATCTACTTTTTTTGATTTCATTACTTGCATTAGCTTTTGATCTTCTTTTGTTGATGGGTTTTTTAGTAATTTATCTAATAGTTTTATATTTGATCTTACATATTTATCTAAAAGATTTTCTTGATTTTTACTATATATCTTAGGGTTAATATCATCACCTAATTTTGGATCCCATTTTAAAAAACTGGATATTCCTGTATTAAGTAAATTAACTTGTGCTGATTTTTTTAATGAAACTTGAATAATATGTGTTGTTTTATCAGGCAATAATACCTTAAAATAAACATCGGATGATGCGCCTTTTTCAGATGGGTCTAATCCTAAGTGTTTTATTTCTTCTTTAGTATCCCATGCTGATTGTATGATTGATGTACCTTCAGGAAATTCTGATGTAATTGATTTAAAAATGGCATTTCTATTTTTTATTGCGGCTTGTACCCAGTCTTTTGTTATAATTGATTTTTCATTTTTTATATTTTCACAATGTTGCAATAATTGGCCAGATAATTCTTTAAATTGTTCATCTGGTAATGAGGAAAATATCATTGTCATTATTTCACCAGTTTGAGATGAAATTATACCTGCACCAACATTTTGTTTTGTAAAATAAGACATATTTTTTGTCTTTTCATTTATTTTTGTATTAGCTAATCTTGCCAATAATTCAAAATATTTATTAGGGAAGCATACATTGAGATTCTTTAATGAATCTAAATTAATCCTTTTTGATAAAAAATTGTCTTTATTTATTTTTTCAAATGCATCTGATTGTATATCTAAATCAGAAGAAGATGTGCTATTAGTTTGAGATTTAACACTATTATTTTTCTTTTTTTGATTTTCTTCTCCAGGCTTTATTTTAACCAATTTCCCATCAACAGATTTTGCAACTATTTTTCCTTGTTTGTCAGCATATTTAGCATATCCAACATATTTTAATCCCATTTTTTGGGCTTGTTGACCTGCTTTTGATAATCTTTTATTATCAGATTTTTTTTTATTAGAAGTTTTTGGTTTTTTAGGTCTTGTAATAGCTTCATATAACATATCATAAGAGCATATAATATTAATTGCGTCTTGTTCTGTGATATTGTATCGACCTTCATTAACAAAATTAAACAGAGTGACCCCAATAGCTTCTGGGGTGTATTCTCCGTGTGATCTGTCAATAAGTTCTTTTATTATTTTTTGTCTATCAATAATGTTCATTTCTACTCTATTTTATCAACCTTACAATTTAGTTTTATTAATGATTGTTTCTCTATAATATTAATTATATTGTTAATATGCATTAATTCACTATTTTTAAAATCGATTATAAAACCATCAATATTATACATATAGAAATAGCTTTTTAATTTATTGTTCTTAAAATAATCATGAACCTTCATCATAATATCAAAAATTATATCATTTGATGTTGTTTGTATATAATGACTAAATAATTTAGATTTATCATTAATGTCATTGTCTTTGAAAACAGGTCTATTATACATAGTTTTTATATAATCATTACTCATATATTCACTATATAGATTATTTTTAAATTCATTTATTTTTGAAAAAAGATCAAATTCTATATTACTATTTGAATATATATTTTGATATACAAAATTCTTTATTTCATCTCTATTTAAATTTAGATTAAGACTCTTTTGTATTTGTGAATATATATCAGTTCTTTTTAATTCATAATCTATAATATTAAAAATGACATACATATCCATAGAAATTATATCAAATTCAAACAATGCCCCATTCTTACTAAATTTTGATGTGAAACATTTTTTTAATTGTTTGGGTAAATTTGAAACGTTTGACGATAATCTTCCTGTTTTAATTCTGTATAGATTATATTTTTGTTTAAGTTTAAAATTATTTTTTACTATTTTATCTATAAACTTATCCTGATTGTCATCTTTAGGTAAACTATTTATTTTTTGCTTATCAAAATATAGTATAGATTTGTTAAGACTATCTACAACATCATAAATTGTCTTTATATTGCTTACGTAATTTATAGCATCTTTGCATCTCACATCTTGTGATATAAATTGATATGCAGATTCCAAAATATTCATTCTTGTTTGAAGAAAGCTTTGATGAAGGGGTAAAGGAACTATATAATCATTTATTGAATTAGTATTTTTTATTTTCTTTAATTTATTTATTTGATTAAGAATTAATTTATCTTTAGATGAAATATTTAATACATTTTTTAATTCTAAAAAATTAATTAATTCTTCTATGGAATTATAGAAGAAATTATTATATAATATATATAATATATAATTAATATTAATATATTCTATATCTTCCTGATTTTCAATTACTAAAATATTTTGATTTTTTATTGCTTCTTTAAATGCGTTATATTTTTTATCTAGAAATCTATCATACTTTTGAAAATAAAAATAATTTCTATTTTGATTATTTGACATGCATAATGAAACAATTTTATTGTTCTTGTTTTTTATAAAATCTGCTATTATCATTTTTTACTTTTCCCTTAATATTAAAACTTACCAATAAATTTTACTTGTTCATCTACTTCTTCATTTTCGATATTAGGATCATAATATTCAGTATCATTTTGATCACTCTCTACATTAGGCCTATATAAGTCATTTCCTGTAAGAAGATTTTTAGAAAACTTTAAATTTGTCATCCAAGAATTATCTTCAAATGTATGAGTTACTTCTTCTATTCCATATTTGCCTGTATAATATGGGACAACACTGCTAAAGATCAATTTAAACATCATCAATGGTAAATAACAAGAATTACCGACAACATCAATATCACCACTTAATGGTCTATAAAATAAATTAGCGTTTGCTTTTCCTTGCTTTATAAGATTTTGAATTCTTTCTTGTTGTTCTATTAATATATTACCATCTTTTTTATTTAAGAAAAAGTCACTATTTCCAAAATTTCTCATGATCTTAAAAAATATAAACTTATTTGACTCATCTAAAAGTTTATTTTTATTTTCTTCTGTTTTATTATTCTTATAATCTTGAATTTGCTTTTTTATCTCTTCATTTGTTTTATCATCAAAACCTGTTGGTATAAATAAATTATTATCACCAAATAAATCAATATTGTCTAATATCGACCTTAAATCTATTAAGACCATGTCTTCACCTAAAAAATTAATTTGTCCAGAAGCAACAACATATGATTTATCAAGTGGATTTGTTGCAGAAAAGTTAGCACCACCTATAATGCTATTTTTATTATCAATTTTTATTTTTAATAAAAGGCTGTCATTATTAATTATTTCTTGTATAATGTCTTTAGGTATATTTACAAAACTTATTCTATTTCCTTTTCCTGATGTTGTGAGTGTATAATTGTTTATTGTATAGCGATTTTCTACATATGAAATTATATTTTTTATAAATTCGTCTAAATTCATTGATGTTTGCCATTGTGTCATTGTAAATCTTATAGGTACCTCAATATCAGTCCAAAATGATACTTCAATTTTTTCACCAGGTGGTGGGATTTCTTTTACTTTGATATTTGTTCGTTGTATTGTAGTTGCATTACTTCTTGGCACATCACCAATTTGTATAGGACTACTTGTATCTATAACTTCTTCTGTTAATATATAATTTTGAGGTAAGTTTAATTTTGATGCATCACCTTCTACTATATCATCAGTTCCTAATAAAACAAAATTATCATTAACTTTACTCAATCTTAAAAATTCAAATTCTATTATTTTTTCAAACGTCAATGGTGGTTTAATATCAGATGTTACAAAATTCGAATTAATTGTATCTTCTATTCTTTTAAATAAATCAACCAAATTAACAAAATAATCATCCTCAATATCATATTGCATATAATTAAAAGGTTGATCTTTTTTCATATATAATTCGTAATCAAGAGATGAATAATCAGGAGAACCAAAAAATCTAGGTTCAAATCTAAAAAGAGGATTAAAGGCCGTACATGTAAAATCTATAACTATATCCCATGATCCATCTTCTTTCATACTTATTTCATGATTTGATGTTACACAATACCAATCAAATCCTAGACCATTTTTTATATTATTAATATATGAAATGTCACCTAATGATAGCGATTCTTCCCACCCACATGAAATAAAGAATTCATTATTTAATTTCATTAGTTCTTCTATAAGAGTAAATGATTCAACTGATAATAATTTTAAATTAATTTGACCTTCACTAACACCACTATGTATAACTGGGTTTTTTATGCTTATTGATAGACTATTTAATAATACTTGCCCTTTATATTTATATTGAACTGGATCTAATGAAAATATTGTTGACTCATAAAGTTGTTGATTTATAGTTGATGATATAGTATTTCTTAATATAATGTCATCACTGCTTTCTGATATATTTTCTAATTCACTTTTTGTCACAATAGAAACATAAGCTACTTTTTGAGAAAATTCTATATTTCTCATACTTAACGTATAGTACAAGCTATTTCTTATTTTTTCGTCAAGAATATAGCTTAATAACGGTGAATTTAATTGTTGTGGTATTGAATCCATAATATTAGATTGAATTAATTGGTGGTATTCTTAAAATTATATCTTCATTTATATTGTATGGGAATAATAGATCATTTGCTAACGCTAATACCCACCATAACGTTGCATCACCATAATATTTATATGCTAATTTAGTTAAATCATCAGATGAATTTACGTTAACATAAAAATCAAATTTTGATTTCTTTATTTTTCTATATTCTGATGTTGGTAATTTTTTTATCCCATCAACATTTATTAATGATAAATTATCTTCTCTTCTTTTATTCATTTGGATCTACCTGAGCTATTCCAAAAAATTGTGTACGCGAATGTGGCATTACTTCATGTATAATTGTCATAGGACAAGTTATTGATATGATTCTTGGTACCTCAAATCCTTTACTTATTTCCCATAATTCATTTTCTAAATATGTAATTTGTATACTATCAAAATATCCAACTATTGATTTATTTAAGCCAAATCCTGTATATATATTTCCTATTTTTAATCTAATTAATGGAGGCACAGACATAAAACCTGCTGAATTATATTCTGGGTATGTGCAAGATACTAACCAATTTAATTTTTTATACATTGGGATTAATTCATCAGGATGTTTAGCTGTCATAATAAAACCAAAATCTATGGTTCTACTCGTATTTACATATTTTCTTACCTGTTCACTTCTTCCAATAGCACTACTTTCATTCCATGAAGGAGTAAATGTTTCACTTAGATCTTTTATATACTCTCTAAAATAACATCTTTCTTTTGGTGGTGCTACTTTTTCTATATAAAACGGTATCATTTGTTGGGCTTCTATTAATTCATAATTATCACTATTATTATCTGGCAGAGCCATGTTAACAATGTCTGAAATTTGATTTGGATCAATTCCAGGTGTATCTATATTAGAATAATGATTATTCATTTTTGATTGATTTACATCAGCAAATGTTATTTCTCTTTTATCTGTTATTTGATGATTTGTTCTTATATCATTATTTTTTTTGAATTTTTTTCTTTTTTCTAAAATAATCGTTTGGGTTAAATTATTCTGATTATAATGAACAAGAGGATATGGAAAATTTTCTGAATTGTAATTATATTTGTCTAATATTTCATTTCTATATTGTTTTTCTTTATCAGATATATTAATAACATTTGTTGAATTTGATTTATCTGTTTGATGTGTTGATGAATAAATAGTTTGTTCTAATGATAATTTTTGTTGATCATTATTATTTCTTTCATGAATTGTTCTACCAGATTCTATGTCATCACTTCTTTTTGTAATAGGATCATTTCTATTTAATAATAAGCCAATATTTAGTGCTGATTCTCTTGGATTCCACTGATTATTAGATTGACCATTTATGGTGCCAAAAGCCAAAGATATTATATGGGAAACTATAGAAGATACAGCATTACTTAGTGATGTTGGCTCAACTATTCCATATGGACCTCTAGTTTGTTCTATATTTCCCCATTTTGAAGTTGGAAGTTCAGCTGGGCCTGGAATAGCTTCTCCTATATTTTTGGCTATAGTTTGTTCTCTTTTTCTTCCAAATATCGCATCTAAATTATCAATAATGTGTAAACCTGAAGTAGACGCTAATGCAGTGGGATTCCAAAAAAATGCATTTCTTTTGTTTAAATTATGTAAAATAGTTTGTGATGCAACAAAAACTACTCCTTTTCCTGTTTTCATAAATTCTTTAACTTGTTCTAATGAATGTAAATAAGCGCTTATGTATTCAGGATCATTAAACTTATTGTTTGGGGTAAAATTATTTTCATTTAATAGATTTTCATTATAATTTATTTGTTGAGAATTATTTTTGCCATCCAGTTCATTTTCATTTGATAGACCTTTATTATAATTTACTTGTTGAGAAGGAAAAACATAACTAGGGTTATGACTATAAACATCATAAATCAAACTATTAATTTTATTAATGCTATTAGTTATTTTACTATCAGTCATTATGTTTATCCTGTTTTTGTTGTTATAGGAACTGTTAATGCATGTCTTGATGTATTAGAATTTAATTTTCTACCATCAAGTTTTGATTCTAGATTTACATTAAGATTTATGGGTTGATCAAATGTAAACTTTTCATATTGTTGCATATTATTTCTTGGGCTATTATTTATTGCTTGGCCTCTCATTGCAGATTCAGTAATTTGATCAATATTTGCATTTGGTATAGCATTTAAAGCCATTTCTGGTTTACTAGAAGCAATATCTAAAATGTCACCAAAAGATTCAAATGGCTGCATTATACCAAATGTTACCATTTTTATACCCTGCATAACCCATGTAAGTAATTTAAAAATAGCAGATATTATATTAAAAACAAGTCTAAATGCCGGGGCCAATACTTTTATAACAATTGTAGCAATTTTACCAACTATATCAAATACAGGCTTTATAAATTGCCATGTTTTGAATAACGCATTTACTAAAGAGAGAGCAACAGGTTGTAATGCTTGTAATGCTGGCATAAATGCACCTTTTATGTCTAACCACATTCTTTGGAAAGGACTTTGCTTATCCATAAGACCAAAATCGTCTTTATAAAGTTGATTCAATCTTTCTTCAAATGAAAGAATGCCAGCTGCTTTATTTGCTTCTTCTTGACGAGCTCGTGATCTTTTTTCAATCATTGTTGTTAAATCATTTTCTGATGTTCCTAATTGTTTTGACATGATTTTCATCATTAATTGGAACTGAGAAGGATCTGTTATCATCGATCTAGCTTCTTCAACTTGATCTAATATATAGTTTGTTGCGGAAACAAAATCACCTTTCATTCTTAATGCAAAAACTTTTTGAGCATCTATATATATACCAGTTGCTTGTGCTAAAGCATTACTTGCTTGTATACCTTCTATAACATCATCATAGGTATCAAATGTTTCTTTTACGTCATCAAGTGATTTACCTAACTTAGTAGCTTCTGCGACTTGTTTAATGAAATTTTTTCTTTGTTGTTCTGTTATTAATAACATAGAAGAAGCAGCATTTCTAGATTCACTAATATTTTCTGCTATGTTTTTTGCTGATATATTTAATCTTTCAGATTCAGCTACTATTTGTGCATATATTTTTCTTTGTGAGTCAGAATCATTTATACCAACTTTCATATTATCCACAATAGTACTTTGAAGTGAAGCAATGTCACTTGTTTCCAATCCTAAAGCTTTTTGAGCTAATGCTGCATTTCTTAATACATCTTCTGGTATTGATAAAGTGTTTAATTGTTTAGATAATTCTATAGCAGTTTCTGTTATATCATCTAATTCTAGGCCATATTTAGTTCCTTCATATGTTACACCTTGTATTTTAGATGCTAAATCACCAGCTCTTGTGAATGTAATACCTAAATTGTCAGCTATTTTTTGTGATGTTTTTATAAAGTCAGATGTTGTTTTACCTATTAATATTCCTATAGCAGCGACGGCTAGTACATATGGGTTTAGCAAATACTTTGCTGCAATTTCACCTGATTTACTTGCTGCATCTTCCATAGGCATGAATATTTTATTTGTAATACTTTTACTTACTTTCTTTTTAAGAGGGCCAAAAATCTTTTCACTATAATCGCCTAAAAATGGAATTTTAGAAAACCATGATTGCATAGGTGAAAACATTTTGTCAGAAAAATCACTAGCTTTTTCTTTAGCACTTTCGTATATTTCATTTAATGATTCTAATGAATCACCCATGTTGTTAAATTGTTCAACTATTGAGTTCTCTATGTCTTCACCAAAATTAGAAAATATTTTGCTAACCATACTTGTTATATTATCTAAGTTATCAACAACTAATCCTAGTACACCTGTTTTATCTTCATATGATTTTAAAACTTTATCTATATTTTCACCATGAGCAGATATATGATTACTTAAAATCATCAATGATTCATTTATTAATTTAGTATTTGATAATCCAGGTAGTGATTTTTTTAAAGATGATAATAAAACATTGTAAATGTCTTTGTCAACAAATTGCTTTTCTTTACCACCTCTTGTTTTTACTGTAAATGTTTCAAGAGTATGTCCTATGTCTAATGGCATTTATTTATCACCTTTTTTATACTTAATAAATTTACTAATCGATTCTCTATCATCATTAGAAAATGAATTTGGGTCAAGTCCAAATTGTATTATATCATGTAATGTTATTCCTTGTTTTCTGAACTTTTTACTTCCTTTCATTACTACATCAATTTTTTTCATTTGTTCATTAGATTTTTCTATAACATCATTATAGTCTTTTCTAATTTTATCAAAATCAGAAATATCAGATTTATCTGCTTTTGCTAATAAAAAACCTGCTATAAATTCAGAAAATTTTCCCATTTTATATTCCTTTTTTATTTTTTAATTTTTTGTGACTTTCTTCCAATTGTTTTATTTCATTTTCTTTTTGTTCATATAATCGATTTAAAAACCATTTTTTCAATGGTAAAGGCATATAATATGCTTCTTCGTATGACAGCTTCAAATGATATATTAGTTTGAATACATCTTCATATATTGCCTCTTTATTGAGACCTAGGCCAAAAAAACTCAGCTTCCATTGGTATTGTTATATTAAATTCTTCTCCACAAATAGGGCAATTTAATGTAGTGTCAAGATCAATACCCGGCATAATACTTTCTATATAATTTCTTAATGCCGCAGAATCCCCTGCTAACATTTTTCTTACTCTTGATGCAACAATTGAGCTATCTCTATCATTGCCGATTTGTTTTATTTGCTTAATCCATCTTAAAGAAACAGAATTTGTTATATCACTTATTGTGACAGAATTTCTTTTTGACGCTTTTATAGTTTGAATAATGTCATATTCATCTTTTCCTGTTAAAAACTTAAATTTTATAATATCTTTTGACAAAGGAAGTATAAATGAAAATTCATTATTTTTATCAACCAATAAAGAACTATCAATATATTTTATTGGTAATTCTTTTAAATTAAATGAATGATTAAACTTATTTTCACAGCTTATATTAGGGCATTCTAATCTTACGTTATATTCTTCACCATAACTCATAACCCTTAATGCTATTAATAGAGTATTTCTATCAAAAACGTACATATTATCTGGTTCTATTGATTTATTAACTAAACAACTTTTAATTAATGTGTTAATAACTGTTCCTTTTTTGATAAGATTTGATGAAGTTAAAATATCTTCTTCGTATGTCGTCATTGGTTTAAGTTCAACACTTTCAACATTATAAAGTGGATGAGACTCTTCATAAAGTCTTCCTAATGAAGGTAATTTAACACTTTGTGCATTGATTTCATTTTCCATAATTTTTCCTCTTTTAATTAAAATTGTGACATTTCTATTTTTAATTATATAAATTACATAAAATTTCTTTTTTTTAGAAAATAAAAAAAATAGATAAATTATACATTATGATATATTTATAATAGAACAAATATATAATTAATGATAAGAGAATAATAAAAATGAAAGAACAAGAATTAATTAAATTAAAATCCTTATTAAAAGAATATTCTGGTAACGATAAAATAATTAAAATTATGTCAGAAGTCATAGATAAGTTATTAGATGCTAAAAAATCTATTGCTAAGCTTAAACCTTTTTTTATAGGTAGTGACGATTGGAAAGATGGGTGTTTAGAAGATTTAGTTAAACTAGAAAGAATTGTTAAAGCATATAAAGAATGGATTAAGGATATTAGTTAAATTTTTAGAAATATAAAGGAATAAAATGAAAACATCAGACAAAATAAAATTAAAAACATTATTAGAACAATTTTTAAATGAGAAAACAACAAAATTTAAAAATAACAAAGAAACGTATGATTATTTAAGAAATTTTGCAGAAAAATATTTAAAAAAACAAGCAAAATTTAAAAATGATGAAGACACAAGAGAAATGATAAAAAGTGATTATAAAAACATTATAAAAATAGCGGATGCTATTAAATTGAATGATTTTAAAAAAGCAAGAAGAATTATGACTAATATTGATACTGATGTAAGAGAAGAAATACCTAACGCTATATGGGATCATATAGGTTTTAATGGCATATAATTAAATTAAAGAGAAGTGAGGTTAAAATATTATGGCAGAAGTAATTGATGTAAATCAAATGTTAGCTAAAACTTATGAGCCAAAACGTCAGTTTCGTTGGATATTAGAAGTTGATGGCTTAGATAGTTTTGTTATGCAATCTACTTCAAGACCAAAGGGTAACTTTGGTGAAGTTCAAATGGATTGGTTAAATGATAGATGGTGGTTAGCAGGAAAATGGACTTGGGATCCTATGGATTTAGTATTAAGAGATCCTATTGCTCCGTCTGCTGCACAAAAAGTTATGGATTGGGTAAGATTATGCTACGAACATGAAACTGGTAGAGCAGGATATGCAGCATTTTATAAAAAAGATATCGTATTAAAATTGCTTGATGGTCCAGGAGCAGTTGTAGAAAGATGGGTAATAAAAGGTGCATGGCTCCAAAATATAGACATGGGATCATTATCATATACAGAAGATGCACCAACTGAAATTACATGCACTATGAGGTATGACAAAGCCACACTTGAGTATTGATAATTAATAATTTATAGATATTTTTAAATAAAAAGTAGCTTTTTCGAATCCTTTTGTATATTTATTTATACAGGAGGATTTTTTTATGTACAAATGTTTGATATGTAATAAGCAATTGAAATCTCATGGTATAAGTTCACATTTAAGAAATATTCACAATATAACGTCTGAGCATTATTATTTAAAATATGTTCTTAAATCGAATTCTCTACCTTTATGTCAATGTGGTTGCGGGAATAGAACAACTTTTTATGGTATAGAAAAAGGTTATGGTAAATTTATAAGAGGTCATGTGTCAAGGATAAATAATAATTGGGGTCATAATAAATCTGCGCAAATTAAGTCACAACAAAAAAGAAAAAAAATGTATGAGGATGGTAAAATAAAAGCTTGGAATAAAAATAAAAAAGGTCTTCAAGTAGGGTGGAATAAAGGGCTAACAAAAGAAATAGATGAAAGAATCATGAAAATGTCAAAAGCGCTTAAAAATAAACCAAAATCAAAAGAACATGTGGAAAAAATGGCTAAGTGGTCTAGAAAATATTGGTCGGATCCTGAACATAGAAATCAGCAAAGGTTAAGAAGATCAAAATGGCTATCAGAACACTTTTATTGTAATCCTTCTAAATTGGAAATAGAATTTATGAATTTACTTGATGATTTAAAAATAGATTATATATTTCAATATATAATTGAAGGGCTAAATTATGATTTTAAATTAAATAATATAAACATTTTGATAGAAGTAGATGGGGATTGGTGGCATTGTAATCCTAATATTCATAATAAACCCACTAGCATAATTCAAGAAAATACGATTAAACATGATGAATTAAAAAATAAAATAGCTCAACAAAATAATTTTAAACTTCTTAGATTTTGGGAATCGGATATAAAAAATAATAAAGAAAATGTTATAAAAATTCTAAAAGAAAATTTGAATATATAAAAAAATGGTCTACGGGTAGACCATTTTTATTTTTAAAGAATCATAAACTATTTAGAATTAATTTTATCTAATATTTTCTTATGTGCTTTTGTTTTTGCTACAACTTTTTTATAATCTTCATCGTTTATTTTATTTGCTCTTGCCTTTTCCTTTATTTTATCATTAAACTTTTTGTTAAAGTCATTCTTTCTATCTTTTTCTGATTTTTTCTTTTGTTCAACATTTCTCTTTATAGCATTGCTTATATCTTTTTTGCTATATTTTCTTTTTCCAGAACCTGGTCCACCTTCATTTAAGAATTGTTCTAACAATATCTTTAATTTTATTTTGTCCGATGTTTTCATAAGTATCTATCCCTTTAATTTTTATTGTGAGAAAGTAACCCCACTTTTGTTAATATAAAAATCTAATGAAATAAATTCCGCCGCAGTTGTAGGTTGAATAAATATTTGACCATAAAGAATATTACGATCGATTACATCTGGTGTATTATTCGTTTCATCAACTATTACCTTAAAGACATTAATACCTCTATTTTGTCTTATATTATCTAATATTGGGTTGACAAGATTAAGCAATCTTGTTCTACTTATAGAATCATTTGGTTCGAATACCAAATATCTTGCAGCAAATCTTATTAATCTCTTTGCAGTAATTAACATTCTTCTTACATTTAATCTATTTGTAAGTGATTCTGAATTTTGAAGATTCTTTTGTCCCCAAACTACAACACCATCGTTTTTGAAATAAGCTATTGGATTTACTCTTCCATCATAAAGTGTATCTCTTTGATCCTCTGTTAGTCTTATTTCAACATCTTTTACTGTTGTAAGAACGCCTCTATTTAATCCTGCTGGTGCGAACCATGGATAAGCAACTCTATCATTAAATTTAAGAGCACCTAATGCAACTGAAGCTGCTGGCTTATAAACATATTTATTTTTATCTGGATTTAATACTCTACACCATGGCCAATATGCTGCTAAATAACTATTGTCATATGAGTCAACTTGATCTGTAACTGTTTCTACATTTGTTTCACCATAATAAATAGGATCAAGAAGAAGCATTATATCATTGCCTCTGCTCTCTATAATATTTTCAGCATATGCAAATATTGCGCTATTTTCATTTACATTCAATCCAGGTATACCAAGCAAATCTCCTTCTATTAATTCTGGATTTGTTATGATATCTAATCCTCTCTTAAATGCTAAATATCCTGCATCAGTCGTTGCTGTAACTGGAAGTTGACCAACACTTGTGTATGTATATTTATCTTTTGTTCTATCAATTGAATCAAATCCACCAGCAAAACATACCATGAATTTTCTCATAGCGATTGGTGTTGTTGATGTTAAATCAATTGCTCCTGTATATGATGCACCACCACTTGGATGAGCTGAGCAATCACCAAGATAGAAATTACTTTGACCAACAGTTGTTGATATATTATCAGGCAATGCGTCTAATAAATATTTAACGCCATATTGTGTTGTATCAAAACCTGGAACAACTTTATTTGAATATTCAGTTTGTCCAGAATATGAAAAACCTGTGTTAAATGGAGCAGCTGGTACTGAACCACTTATAGTGTTATATTTTCCAAAACCAAATGGTACAGCGTCATCAGGAACACCTTCATAAGCATACATCTCAACTCTTACATATTTTGATTTATTATCAAAATCACCAACATATGTTAATGTATTATTTGTTGAGTCATATGAAGGATATCTATCACCTATTCTTCTTGCTATATAATTTGGTGAATCTGGATCTAAATTAAGGTTTGTAAATGTTTCTAATATAACAGGTCTCTTATCAGTATCTGAATATGATCTAATTACAATATTAAATGTACCATAATTATACGTATCTGGATAAATTGGCGGTTTTATATTATTTATTTCAGCTTTTATTGATGTATTAGCAATTTCACCATCAGTTAAAGTATGAATCTTGAATAAATTATATTGTGTTGATCCACCATACTTTTGGCTCATAATTGCTGGTGTTTGTGCTTCTTCATATATTCTTGTAAAGTCATTTTCTGCGCTACTTGGAGCAGAATAAAGACCATCAACTGGTTGATATACAGAACTTGTTGCTAAACTACATGATGTAACAGCCCAATCAAATATTTGATCAACATATGCTTTTGCTGAACCCTGTGGATCAAATCCTAATATATTGCCAATATAATTTGAATCATTTCTAAACAATGATAGCGATTGATAGACAGTTGTTGTAGTACCATTACTTATAACTAAATTAAACTCACTTGATGAAGGTGCACAATCTGCAACATTTGATTGAGAAATTGCTGCAGTCCAATAAGAAATATTACCCGATGTTGGTCTAATAACAGCATATAAAGATGATGAACATGTTGCTTGGGTTCCACCATCTCCTGAACCAGATTTTATATATAATGCACCATGGTTTGTATATCCTTCTGTACCAAGCACTCTTATAACTGTTAATGCATCTGTATTTCTTAATATTTCTGATGCTGCATATGGCACATATGATTCATCTTCATAATCACCAAATATATCTCTATATTCTGTAAAATTACTTACTTCAATAGGCCAAAATGCTGGCCCTTTTTGAGTTTCACCTATAAGAATTGGACCAATATTAGAAGCACCTTGCTCTAATGTTGATTTATCAAATTCTCTTGTAAATACTCCTGGTGAACCTAATCTCATAATTGTTACCTCTTATACAATTTTTATAGTTAACTATTTAAATATCTCTTTTTTATAAATATATAGAAAGAAAGTAAAAGGAATGAATTTAATCTTGTGGAAGTGTATTTTTTGATATTGTTCCTAATGGCGGGTTATAAGATGTTATTATCTTTTCACCTATGGAAATATATGAAGGCGTTTCTGAAATTTTAATATTTTCATAAATTTTTGTTATTACTTCTTTTGGTATAACATAGCCTTGTAAATCTAATGTTATTTCGCTTGATATAAGTCTTTCTTTATTAGATAAATCATTCATTTCTTCTGTTGATGGTTCTCCTAAAACAGCATGAAAACCATAACCTTTTTCTGATACAACCCATACGTATACATCATTTCTATAAAGTGCTTCTAATATTTGATTGTGATGTGTTATAAATTCTGTTTGTATTTTTATAATATATTGGAAGTCAAAGAAAGACGGATACGGAATTGAAATTATTTGATAAACTTCTTTATTAATATTTGGTTGAGTTATAGGGTTATTATAAGCTCTTCTAAAATCATTAGACATAACTTTTATTGGTTGTTTAATAACTATATGATCAGTTGCATCATTTTTTGGTTTTCTTCTATTTAAATTAGGAGCTATTTTTGTTCTATAAATTGTTACAAATGGGAATATTAATTGCTTTTTATAATCTAATAAACCTTTTTCTAATTCAGCTTTTTTCCATCTTTCTTCTGAACTAAATGTTGCATTAACATCTAATTGCTTACCATCATCTTTAATAACTTTTAATTCTAAATCATTAAGCCATTTAAAAGATGCTTTATCAATGTCCTCAATTGTAAGTTCTGAGAAGTATTTTTCATCTAATTTTTCAAAAAATTTAGAATCTGCTCTTATTTTTACATCACTACTATTTAATTTAATGTCTGTCATTATTTACCTTTTATTGATCCTTTGTTATTAAATTTAAATCACTTACATTTTTTCTAGATGCCATGCAATTTGCAACAAAATCCCATTGTACTGATGGTTGACCAGTAACTAATTTAGGTTCAATTAAAGTAATAACTTCATATAATATATCCCCAAATTGTACAAAATCACCTTCTCTAGGCATTGTATTTTGTTCTTCTAAATATTTTCTTAAAAACTTAACAGTGATTTTTCTTTCCTTATCAACCTGCATAGTTTCATAAGAAGTTATCGGCTTCTCATATTGAACAAGCGCCCACATTTTTATAGGAAGTCTATATGTTTTTGATTCAGATTCTCCATAGAAATTAGCTTGTGTTTCTTGCACAGAAACAGCATAATAAATAATTTCTTGTCTTATGACATGGCCCAATAATTCTTTGTTAATTGATTCAAAGAATTTTTTTTCTTTATCTGACCAAAATAAGTTTGTATGATTAGTCATTTTTATCCGTGACCATAACCTGTTTGAATATCATCAATTTCAACACATATTTTTAATGCTTCTTCAAGTTTTTTATCTAATTTAATACATTTCTTATGAGCATCTTTGTCAATAGGATGTTTTTTATTTTTTAGCCCATATATCATAGTTTTTAATGAATTTTTTGATCTTCTTATGTTGTCATATACTTTTTCTATTGAATATGATTCATCTGCTTCTTTTAATAATAATTTTAGTTTAGTGCTACTATTACTTATGTTATCTACCATATTTAAGGGCTCCTATTATTTGGTTTACGTTACTAAACGTTCCAGTTAATTTCATTACTTTGCCATTATAAACAAATACTATGCCTTCGTCAGCAGCAATTGAATTTAATCCTCCTTTTGCCTGTAGCATTTCTAATTGATTTTTAAGAAATGATAATTTTGACGGATCATTAGTTGATTTTATATCTTTAATTGCTTTTTTTAATTCATTTTTTATTGATGTTACCGCTGATTTAGGATTTAAAACAAAATTAGAATCAATATTTTTTAATATAGCTACGCCTAATTGTCCAAACAATATTTCAAATGGCCTTATATTGTTTTTAAAAATAGATTCATAATTATTTTTATCAATATCATATATCCATTCTTTTTCTTTATCTCTTAACATTGAAACAATACTTTTTATATTTGTTTTTTTATCACCATAAGTCCATCTTTTGATTAATAATTCAATTGCAGGATTACTTAAGCTCAATTTTTTCTTTTTTATTTCTGAATTAATATAATCTTCCCACCATTTTTCGTGGTATTGTATAATTTTATCTCCATCTGACAATTTATATTTATTTTGCAAAGTATCTAATTGAGACAAAAATTTTGGTTTTAAACTTGATAAATCATTCTTTAATTTTACGTTTGGCGTATTATTTATACAAAATGTTTGTTGGATGTTATTATTAATTTGCTTAATCATTCCTGCTAAAATTCTTCCAGCTTCTTTATCCATGTTTGACATTTGATTACCATTTTCATCATATTCTACACTACCATGGAGTAATAACATAGACATTCCATAAGGTATTATATTTTGCGTTCCTGGATAAATAATTTCTAGATTGATAAATTTATTTCCTTTGCCAAAAATTTTAAACTTTTGCTTGTCTGTTAATGCCCCTATAGCAGTTGATAAATCATTCATAGCGAATACAAATGCATTTTGAATTTCACCTCTTCCAGAAAACATATTGGTTAAACCTTTAATATCTAATGCGTCTTTAGCATAATTCTTAATATGACTTTTATTTCTTGCAGCTTTTAACTTACCATCTTTCCAAGTAATAAGAAGATTTTGCCCATCTATTTTTACTTGAGTATATTGTAATCCACCTTCTAATCCTAAATTGATTATATTTTTTAAGTCGCCAAATGTTAACTCAAAGTCTTCATAAACATTACTCATGTGGCCATAAGCGCCACCTTCTTTTAATAAGTTTTCATTTATATTTTTTTTCTTATATTTATTTTTCATCTTTCCTATTGCTATCCAGTCTATATCTTTAAAATTATTTGCATTATATACAGGCAATTCTTTTTGTGATTCTTTTAAATTTGATGCTTGTTCTATTTCTTTTTTGTTACCTATAAATGCTTTTATCCCTTGACTAGAATCAACTGTAACCTCACGCTCATGAACAAATGGAACTAATTTGCTTCCAATAAAACTCATTAAAATGTTTTTTAATGGTACTTTTGCATAAACTATGTTCTCACCACCACTATGAGCGGCTGCAATATCAGGATATATAGTCCAAGAATCAGCTGGTGATCCTATAAAGTTTTTTTCACCTTTTTGTATTTCTTCGTTTTCTTGGCCAATTCCTCTATATAACTTTATGAACTCATTTCCATTTTCGTCTTTTTCTACCAATCCTGTATCTCTTAAAATGTCCTGCTGTTGTTGAACATATTCTTTGATATTATTTATATCTTCATCAGAAAAGTCAATTTTTTTGTATATGTCCTCACAAAATCTTTTAGCATCTTCTTCATTACCAAATATTCTATCACCTATTTGTTTAAATTGCTTATCTTGACATAGCTTTTTTACTTTATCTAATCTATAATCCGATTGCATTTCAGGATGAAATGCTTTTCTAATAAGTGATGAAAATCTATAACCAGTTACACTATAACCACCAGCAGTAAAATCAAAAATAATTGATTCTAAATTTTTATTTATAAGTTTATCAGCTTTATCTCTTTTTTCTTTTATTCTTTCATTATGTAATGCATCTTCTGCATTCATCTTATTATTTTTTATTTTTTTTAGTTTGCCATCTTCTGTCTTTGCTACATAATTATCAGATTTATCATACCATTTACCACCTGGCTTTGATGTTAATCCCATTTTATGTGCTTTGTCAGAAGCTTCTGATTCATTAATATTTTCTTTTAAAAATTGTAATGAATTTCTTAAAAAGAAATTAAAACTTTGCTTTACATATTTAGGATATTTTACTAATTCACTTGAATTGATTATTTTTTGATCCATTTTATTCAAAGTTGATTCGTTTTTACGATTTAATTTATTCATAAATAATTTAAAAATATTATCATCAAACTTATTATATATTTTTTTAAAATATTCTTTCTTTTCACTTATAGACTTATTGGATGAAAAATAAGATCTTATTTCTGTGGCTGATATATTTTCTGTTATATCTAATACTATATAATAACCTTTTTTACCAAATGATTCACATTGATCTATATTTCTAAATTTTTCAAAATATTTGCCATTATTTAGTCTATTACTATCTTTTTGAGAAACTACTGTTATAAATACATCTTGTTTTTCATTAAAATTGTTTGTTACTTCTATAGGTGCATATGTATTTTTTACTTGTATTATCTTTGATTTCTTTACGTTAAACAATGATGTTATTATTTGTTTTTTTTCTTTAAAATTAAACGGTGAATTATTATTATTTGTAACATTTGATGTACACACATATATATTGTTAACACCAAATTTGTCAACTAATCTTTGATATATGCTATAGTGCCCTTTATGAAAAGGCTGAAATCTACCAGGATATGTAACTATTATATTCATAAATTTATTTTTTATTTTAATTTTAATATATTTTGTATAAGTGCTTTGAAACTATCAATAATTTCATCATATGCACTTTCCTTGCCACTTTCATATCCATTATTATATGTTTCATCAACTTTATTATGAAATACTCTATAACTTTGTCTTATATTTTTGCTATCATTTTCTAGATCTTTTAGATATTCTTTTAGAAGTGATATTATTTTATTATGTTTATTATTATCTTGTTTATTAAATGTTTCATCTAATTGTTCTTTTAATATATTCTTTAATTTCATCTTCTGTCTCACTTAAATATTTAGTTAATATTTTTATATCCAATTTAAACAACTATTCAAATAATCTACACTCTTATGTCTCCAGAAATCATCTCCTGGAACTGTATTTTTTGGATCAGCCCAACCAAATACTGCAACGCCATCTGGTACTTTTCCTTTTGCCATAAGTCGTTGCCACATCAGGACTTCCCAATCTTTCTCGCTCAGATGTATACCAGCAATTACTTTAAGCCCTCTATCCCTCCAAGCATCAAAGTCCCGTTCAAGATTCTGTTCTTTAACCCCCCACATGATCGGAAGATAGTTATCTCGAACTTTTAGATTTGGTAGAGCAGTAGTAAAGCCCCCGCCGTGAGGATTGTTAGCATAAATATATTCTTTACCATTATGGCTAGGCATTAAATGATCAGCCCAAAAACTTACACTAGGAATTTTCTGACGATCTTCTGGAGATATAAATAATCCCATAAAGAAGTTTGCTACCATATTCCAAAGACCCGATTGTCTACGAATTACGTGTTCTTGTACAACTATACTATTTAAAGTTTCAAGGAATGATACATAACCATGACCAACACTAGCATACTTAGGAACTGGACTGCCATTATAAAGCCATTTTATATAGTTTATTATTCCGTCCTTCAGAGTAGGACGATAAATATTGATAAAGTCATCATCCCAACCTAAGTTATAAGATTCGTCTCCGCCGAGGAAGAATCCTTTAAAGGATGGATGTTGTATATATTCCCGAATAACTT